CTACATCCACTCTATTCAACGACTCAAACAGCCATTATCGGCTTAGTTCGGATGAGAACCAGTAATGACGGCTGAAGAAGGCTCAAAGGGGCTGCAATCGGCTGAGGTAGGGGTAACAGAAGTCAGATATGGCTCACAAACGCCTAGAATTCGCTCAAAGCCCTTGGATTTACCGACTCGAGGCGATGAAATGATCCAGTTCTGTAAAGATATTGGATTCCCGTTGCTTCCTTGGCAGGAACAACTGGCCAGAGATTGCTTGCGATATAAGACTGATGGGCGCTGGGCGCATCCGTTAATTGGGATTATGTTGCCGCGCCAGCAGGGTAAATCCACATTCATGGCGCTTCGAATCCTATTCGGTATCTATATTTTGGGCGAGAAGATGCACCTTGCAACTGCTCATAAGTTAACTACATCGAGCGAAATCTTCTTTAAGGTCAGCGAGATCATCGACAATTCTCAAATGCTCATGGATAACTTCGCTAAGAAGTACGAATCAAAGGGATCGCAGGAGATTCGGTTCAAGAATAAAGCCCGGTATCTGATCAGAGCAGGCAACTCAGCCGCTCGCGGTATTGCCGCTCCAGATGTAATCCATATTGACGAGTTACGAGAGTTTGATACCGAAGATGTCTGGAGTTCGATGCGCTTTACTCAGATGAGTAATCCCAATCCGCAGGCCTATGTCTATTCCAATGCTGGCCATGCTAATTCGGTTTTGCTGCATAAATTTAGGGAGCGAGGTTTAGCAGCTAGTGAAGGAGCCGATGATTCAATCGGTTGGTTTGAATGGAGCGCCGAACCAGGAGCCGAAATAACCGATAAAGAGGCTTGGTATCAGAGCAACCCATCTCTAGGTCATACAGTGCATGAAGACAATATTAAAGATTCCCTATCAGATCGCGAGGACATATTTAGAACTGAAATCCTTTGCCAATTCGTGTCGATGATTAACCCAGTTATCTCAGAGGCCGAATGGAAGAAGTGCAAGGATGAGAATCTGCCTCAACTCGATGTCGAAAAAGATACTTGGATGGCGATCGATCTCAGCCCAGACAGAAAGCACGCTTCGCTTGTAGCAGGCCAAAGAATTGAAGGCAATCGTTTCATGGTTAGCCTTCTTCATACTTGGTTCAACCCGGTGAACCTCGATGATCTTGAAATGGCCAACGATATTGCTTACTGGGTTCGCAAGTTTCCAGTCAATGCAGTCGCTTATTCAAAATCCACAGCCTCAGCAGTTGCGGCCAGATTATCTCCAGCAGGAATACCGATCCATGAAGTAAATGCGCAGGAATACCAACAGAGTTGCGATGAATTCGTTTCAGCCGTTTCATCGATGAGACTTGCACATGCGGATCAAGAAGAATTAACCAAGCAAGTTTTATCGGCCGTTAAATTAACCAGAGGCGATGGCGGTTGGGTAATGGGTCGAAAGCAAAGCGGCATAGTTTGCGGAGCAGTTGCTTCAGCAATGGTTACTCACTTTGCAACACGCGGAGAATCTGAAGTGGACATCCAAATAGGGTAATGTCTAGGCAATAGCGTATAATATATCCAATGGGAATCAGGAACTTATTTACAACGCCAAAGCCAACAACCGAAGTTACAGTTGATGCGGCTTCCGCTCCTGCACCTTTCAATAACACAGCATCCTTTAATCCTTTTGTATTTACTCAATCCGTAGCCACTCGCCAAACAGCAATGGCCGTACCAACAATCGCTCGCGCAAGAGGAATTATCTGTTCCACACTCGCCGGGTTGCCACTCGAGCAGTATTCAAAACTTGATGGATCACATGTTCCAACTCCAGCAGTAATTAATCAGCCAGATCCACGCGTTCCTGGTTCTGCTATTTACGCCTGGTTGGCCGAAGATCTCTGGCTAAGTGGTGTCGGATATGGACAGGTCTTAGAGCAATATGGGGACACAGGAAGAGTTCGCGCATGGACTCGAGTTGCTCCAGATCGCGTAACAGTTAAATTAAATGCCAATGAAACTGAAATCGTTGGATATCAAGTTGATGGATCAGTAGTTCCAAATCAGGGCGTTGGTTCGCTTGTTGTATTTTACGGATTAGATGAAGGATTACTAAATAGAGCAGGCCGCACGATTCGCGCCGCTCATGCACTAGAACAAGCTGCTGAAACTTTCGCAAAGGAACCAGTTCCGCTTCAGGTTCTCAAATCAAACGGAACTAATCTCCCAGCAGAACGAATTTCTAAACTTCTTGAATCATGGAGAACTGCTCGACTTACTAAATCAACCGCGTTCTTAAATGCGGATGTTGAATTGCAAGCGCTGGGCATCGATCCTGCCAAGTTACAACTAAATGAGGCTCGCCAATATGTCGCGCTGGAATTGGCTCGCGCTTGCAACCTTCCTGCTTATTTCGTAAGCGCAGAAGCAACTTCAATGACATATAGCAATGCGATCTCAGAACGCCGTTCCCTTATCGACTTCTCGATGAAGCCAATTCTTACCGCTATTGAACAGCGCCTTTCGATGCCGGACTTTATCTCTTCAACAACCGAGATTCGTTTCTCGCTGGATGAATTCTTGCGTTCAGATGCTTTGCAACGCGCTCAAGTTTATGAAATCTTGAATCGAATTGGCGCGATGAGCGTTGAACAAATTCGAGAAGAAGAAGATCTGATCGACAATAAGGAGAAAATGTAATGAAGATAACTATGCCAGTTGCTATCACAGCAGCAGATGCAGAATCCCGAATCATCGCAGGTCGAATCGTTTCATGGAATGCCGAAGGCAATACTTCAGCAGGCCGCACAATGTTTGAGCCAGATTCAATCACAATGGCCAAGAACACCAAGTTGGTTCTTCAGCATGATACAACTCGCCCACTTGGCAAATTAATGTCATGGGAACAAGATGCAACAGGCATCACAGCAGAATTTAAGATCGCCAAGACAACCGCAGGAAATGACGCACTTGAAGAAGCCGCTACTGGGCTTCGTTCGGACTTTAGCGTTGGCGTAGATGTTCAGGCTTGGGATAACAAAGATGGCGTAATGGCTATCTCAGCAAGTAACTTAATCGAGGTCAGCCTCGTAACCGATGGCGCCATACCGGGCGCAGAAGTCGCAAAAGTAGCGGCAGAAGATTCCAAAACATCATCAGATGTAGCGGATGCAACACCACAACCAACCACAGAAGGAGAACAAGTGTCAGACACTACCGTTCCAGAAGTTGCTCCTGCCGCAGAAACGGTAGAGGCTGCAAAGGTTGAAGTTAAGGCTGCAACAGCACCTTACATTTCAACAACTGTTCGTAACCCAATCGTGGATAAGGCTTCTTATCTCGAGCATTCAGTTCGCGCAAAGATGGGCAATGAAGAATCTCGTATGTATGTCGCAGCAGCGGCAGATGTTACAGATAACGCAGGCCTCGTTCCTACACGCCAACTCACAACCGTAATCAACGGCATCTCAAACGCAGATCGCCCAGCGATCGACTCAATCTCATCAGGCGCATTGCCAGATGCAGGTATGACATTCGAAATCCCAAAGATCACAGTTGCTCCAACAGTTGCAATCGCGGCTGAAGGCGGAACACCATCAGAGACAGATCAGAACGCTGCATTCGTTTCAGTCGATGTTAAGAAGTACATCGGACAACAGACATTCAGCCTCGAACTTCTTGATCGTTCATCTCCAGCATTCTTTGCTGAACTCGTTCGTCAAATGGAATTCGCTTATGCGAAGGCTTCAGATGCAGCAGTAGTTGCAGCGCTTATCGCAGGCGGAACAGACGGTGGAAACCGTTCAATCTCAACTGGCGCAGATGTTGCTGATTTCGTTGCAGATGCAGCAGTTTCAATCTATAAGGGAACTCTAGGCTTTGCCCAGAATATCCTCGTATCTCCAGAACAATGGGGCGTACTAATGGGCTTGGTCGATTCTTCAAATCGTCCAATTTTCCAACAGACAATCAATCCACAGAACGCTGGCGGCGCTTTGACTGCAACAGCAGTTCGCGGAAATCTTCTCGGACTTAACCTCCGCGTTGATCGCAACATGACAACAGGCTCAGGCGTTGGTGATAACACAATGATTGTTATCAACCCAGATGCTTACACATTCTACGAATCACCACGCCTATCACTACAAACTAACTTGATCTCAACAGGTCAGGTTCAAGTTGGATACTACGGCTATGGCGCAGTTGCGACCAAGCTAGGCGCTGGCGCATACCGCTGGATGGTTGCTTAATTCAAACTAATCATGGGGGGGCTGCTGCTCCCGGTGGCTCCCCCAGTCGTTTAATAGAGAGGATGTAGAGATGGCTTCAATCGTTACAGTTGCAGAACTAAGGTCTATCCTTGGCGTTTCTACATCCCTTTATAGCGATGCTTATTTAACAGATGTAATCGACACAGCAGAATCAGTCATCTTGCCAATGCTAGTTAAGTTTGCTTCTCCGATCGATAATGTAATGCTTGAATCAAATGTTGCCACTTATCAGACAGTCGGCCAGAATTTATTTACAGAGGGTCAGAGCGTAGTCATCACAGGATGCGGCTCCCCATTTAACGGAACTTTTACTATTTCAGATTCTTACGATGATCTTTTTACGGTTGCAATTACTAACGCAGATATTGCTCAAAAGAATGTAATTCCTTCAGGGCTTGCAACCCTTTCAGGCGCAGCCACTTATGTCGGAGTTAGCGCAGTTGAATCAGCGGTTTTGGCAGTTTCAGTAGAAGTATTTCAATCTCGCATCGCTCCAGGTGGACAGATCGAGGGAATCGATTTTACAAATGTTAGCCCTTATCGTTTAGGGCGCAGTCTCTTCAATCGTGTTTCAGGACTCCTAGGGGCGTACATCGACACCGATTCAATGGTGCAATAAATGCCAGCCTCAACAATTTTAGACACAGTTCGCGAACCTTTAGCCGCGGCTTTTGCCAATGTGGCAGGCAACGTTTATGCCTATGTTCCAGAGGCTCCGATGGTTCCCTTTGTAGTTACAGTTCCAGATTCTCCATATCTTGAACTCGAGACAATCGGCAAAACAACGCTACACACTAAAATTAATCTCGTTATCTCAGTCGCAGTTGCCTACAACAGCAACCCGGCATCGCTCGACAATCTCGAGCAGCTAGTCATAAGTGTTCTGAAAGTGATCCCAGTTGGATACACAATCGGAGCGGTTGAAAAACCAACGGTTACTCAGGTCGGACCATCTAATTGCTTGGTCGCAGATATCAGAGTTTCTACCTACTACACACAAACAAACTAAGGATAAATAATGGCAACCACAGTAATCACAGGTCGCGATATTTCTCTATCTTTCACAGGTGGAACAGATATCGAGGCTCAAGCGCTCTCAGCAGTTCTAACAAAGACAAACCTACGCGAGACATATCAGACTCTCGATGGCGAGGCTTACAAGACTACAAATGTCGAGGCTTCTTTCGCTCTTTCAATGCTTGCTGACTGGGGCAAGACTTCTTCAGTATGCGAGGCTCTATGGGCTGCTGCTGAGGCTCCAGATACAACAATCTCAGTAACTTTAACCGCGGCAACTGGCGCCCAATTCGTATTTCCAATTCTTCCTGAATTTCCAACAGCAGGAGGCGCTGGAACAGATGCCCAGACTGTAGACTTTACTTTCAAGGTAGCAAACGGAACTGTTACAGAGACATTCTCCTAAACAGTAGAAACGGGAGCAAACAATGCAACAACAAATAACAATTAAATATATAGATGGATCCGAAACCACTTACCTGGTTCGCCCACCTGATTACGCCAAATGGGAGATGACAACTAAAAAGGTTATCTCCCAGTTTGGTGGCATGTGGGACATTCTTTATGTAACGCATTCAGCAATGAAGCGCGAAGCAGGCGGCCAGCCAACCAAGACACTCGATGTCTGGATGGAATCAGTTGCAGATGTTGAAGTAGGTGAAGGAAACCCAAAAGTCATCCAAGGGGAAGCGTAAGCCGACTCTTAGTTGAACTGGCACTAGCTACGCAGATCCCAATGGATCACTGGCAAAATGCCGAGGATATTCTTACAGCGATTGAAGTACTAGAGGAGCGAAATCGTGGCAGATGAATTAGTTGCCCTCGATCAGACGGAACTCCGCATGGTATTCAAAGCCTTAAAGAATATGGGTGATGAGGCAAACGATGAGGCCAAGCGCCAGTCAGGCGCTTTGGCCGAATTCGCTCGGGCTGAAGTTATTCAAACCGCAGGCGGATTACAAAGCAATAAAGTTGCTGGCCGAATTGCTCAAGGTTCTAAAGTTAAGAAATCAAGCCGGATAGGTGAGATTACTTATGGATTCGCTTCTCAGAAGTTCTCTGGTGGAGCAACCACCAAAGATATCTGGGGCGGTTCTGAATTCGGTTCTAATAAATATAAGCAGTTTCCCGTATGGTCAGGCCGCGAAGGTCGAGGCTCTAAGGGTTGGTTTATCTATCCAACGCTTCGCAAGATTCAACCGCAGATCGTTGCTAGATGGACAGAATCATTCGATAAGATTTTGAAGGAGTGGGGCTAATGGCAACAGGTACAAGGGCGTTAACGCTCAAGCTTCTTGCTGATGTAGATAACTTCACTAAGAACCTTAATAAAGCCGATAATGACGTTTCTTCTTTTGGCGATAAAGTCTCAGATTTTGGCAAGAAAGCAGGATTAGCGTTCGCAGCCGCAGGCGCGGCAGCCGTTGCCTATGCTGGAAAGTTAGCCATCGATGGCGTTAAGTCAGCGATCGAGGATGCAGCCGCCCAAGAAAAGTTAGCCCTAACTCTCAAGAATGTAACTGGGGCAACCGATAACCAGATCGCAGCAACAGAAGATTACATAACCAAAACTTCTCTAGCCTTTGGTATTACAGATAATGATCTTCGCCCATCGTTAGAACGCTTGGCCCGGGCTACTGGAGATGTTACTAAGGCTCAAAAGTTACAAGCAGTTGCAATCGATGTCGCAGCAGGTTCAGGCAAATCCCTTGAAGCCGTAACTAATGCAATGGCCAAGGCTGCTGAAGGCAATACTGCTTCACTTGCCAAATTAGGCATAGGCCTTACATCTGCTCAACTCAAGACAATGAGCATGGATGAGATCACCGCCAAACTTGCAGATACTTTTGAAAACCAAGCCTCAACCAAAGCTGATACATTCCAAGGCAAATTAGCAAGGCTGCAAGTCGCATTCGATGAAGGCAAAGAAACCGTAGGCGCTTACATCCTTGATGCCATTACTCCAATGGTTGACACAATCGTTAAAAAGGTTATTCCAGCGATTGCAGACTTCACCAGCAATCTGGGCGATAAACTTCGCCCAGTGATGGAATTCCTAAGTCCGATTATTGATGGCATTAGATCAGCGTTCAATTCAGTTCGTGATTCTTTGGCAAGAAACAGCGATGAACTCAAGCCTCTTATTAGCCTGTTTAAGAATGTTGCAGAATTCGCTAGAGATGTCCTAGCACCAATTTTAGGCAAGACTTTAGGCAAAGCCTTTGAAATCGTGGGTGGAGCAATAGGCGCTTTGATCGATGGCCTTGCTTCAGTAGTTTCATTCTTCGATAATCTTTATAATAAGATCAAGCGAGTAATCGAGATATCTAAGTCAATCGGATCGGCCCTAAATCCATTCGATAATGCCTCATTTACAACTGGAGCATCTTCTCCAGCGGCTCCTTCAGCACCGGTATCCTTAACTCCATCGGTTCCAAGTTATGCTTATGCTGGAATGGCTGGAACAACCAATATCACCGTTAATGGAGCGATCGATAGCGAATCAACCGCTCGTCAGATCGTCAGCATTCTAAATGATTCCTCAGCTAGAGGAACTCTCGGCAGCGCTGCGTTGGTCTTTTAATGACCGCTTATACTCCTTCCTATAAGGTCGTAGTAGATGGAACCGAAGTTACAGATGTAACTATTTCCAATTTAGTAATTACGTCAGGCCGTACCGATATCAATAATCAGCCTGTAGCAGGATATTGCCAGTTGCAATTAATGAACTTGAATAACTCAAGTTATGATTTCAATGTCGGAACAACTATCGGAATTCAAGTAACCAATTCATCTGGGACTTATGTTTCGATCTTTGGCGGCTATATTTCTGATTTCACCATTAGCGTCAATAAAGCAGGTTCACTCGGATATACGACTATCGCCACAATTACGGCCCTAGGCGCTTTATCTAAACTGCCTAAGATCATCGATGCTGGAGTTCTTAGCGCGGATCAAGATGGCGATCAGATTTATACGCTTCTTTCAGGCTATTTATTAGGTCAATGGAATGAAGTGCCCGGGGCGGAAACTTGGGCAACCTATGACCCAACTGAAACTTGGGCTAATGCCGTCAATATTGGTCTAGGTGAAATTGATCAACCAGGCGATTATGAACTTATTGCTCGATCTTCATCTAATACTGATCTTTATTCACTTTGCGCTTCTATCGCTAATTCAGCTTTTGGAGTTCTATATGAAGATGCCAATGGCAATATTGGCTATGCGGATTCGACACATAGGCAGGATTATTTAGCAGCTAATGGCTACACGACACTCGATGCCAATCATGCCAATGGAATAGGTTTAGCCTCTACTACTCGATCAGGCGATCTTCGCAATTATTACAACATCATCTACGGCAATAACGGCAGCGGCAGTTATACAGCCCAAAGCATTCAAAGCCAATCCCTTTATGGCACTTACGCCGAAACTTATACCTCTCGCATTAAAAATCAGGTAGATGCGGAATCTTTGGCAGATCGTTATATTGCTTTGCGAGCCTTTCCATACTCCAAATTTGAGGCAATCACTTTTGTTTTGGGAAATCCTGAAATTGATAATAGCGATCGAGATGCCTTAATCAACATCTTTATGGGCCAACCAGTTTGGATTCAGAACTTACCTGGCAATATCAATGATGGTTCATTCCAAGGTTACATCGAAGGCTGGACTTTCCGAGCAAGCCTAAACAACCTCAGCGTTACTTTTAACGCATCTCCAATAAACTTCTCCCAAGTTGCGGTAAAATGGGAGCAGGTAAATGCAGCAGAATCATGGAACACACTAAGTCCAACCCTTACATGGATTAACGCGATAGGAGTCGTAGCCTAATGGCAACAACAACAACCAACTTCGGCTGGGATATCCCACAGTCGACAGACCTCGTAAAGGATGGCGCAACCGCCATCGCTGCACTTGGCCAAGATAT